AAGATACAGTTTCCTCAAATGGTCTGACGACTTGAACTAAACCACAGTCATCACATACAATCTCTCCTAGTCTTTCATCAAACGTAGAAGAAGTACAACTACATTCTACACATACCTGACTCATTGTGAACCCACCATTACATCAGTTAAATTGTAATCTCTCACACGATAATCGGTCTTCTCGACTCTAGCAATCGTGTTAATCATACTCTGTGCCTGTTTGTCATTCTTCAAAATCATAGCCCTTGAAGCAATTTGGTCTCCAATGCTTGAATTATCGTGCATATTATCTATACAAAATGGGCCATCATATTTCTTATATCCCTTAGCAAAGACTGCACTGACTTTCTGATATCTTGAGGAACTAGTGTTTGCATAAATAATCCAGTCTCCTATACTTCCCCTGACTAACATGGCATATGGATATGAATCTGCACAGGCTATACCGAGGTATTCTTTGCTTTTTCTAGCGTCAAGAAGGTAAACATCATCATACTTTTCAGACATTTCTTTCAATAGAACCATTGCTCTATCTTCTACCATCTTAGATGTCCTGTTCTGCATGAGCCATGCAATCATCAGATTCAACTCAGATTCGGATGGCTCACGCTTCATGACCGCCTTCCAAAGTTTTCTAGGACTTAGATTAGACCATTTCTTTGAACGAGTGCTATTACTTCTGTAAGAGTTGATGAAGATGTTAGCATCTTTAACTTTCATGCTACCCCAAATACCATCAGATATTTCCAACGCTATCTCATCTTCATCAATCAATTGCATGTTAATTCTACAATCAACCTTTGCGCCGTCTTTGAAGAACCAATAAGGTGTTCTATTTTCCAAGGCATAGATTATGTTCTGCGAGTAATTCACATTCTTCCTGATGTAGTCTCTGAGTCTATCAGCAGAGCGATTTGTTGTACCATAGAAAATAATCTTCGCTAACGCCGAACTACAATCCTCCTTGTTCTTCTTTACGTTATTGAGGAAAAAAGAGCCATTGGTTTTAGTCAATGACAACAATACAGTTTCCCCATCGTATTTCCAACCGAAATAGGATATCCAATCATCGTCATACTCTGAATATCCACGTTTAGGACTCAAGAACAAAGCAGATACTCTATTTTTGATAGACTCCAAGATGGGGTCATATCCTTTCTTGGTTCTTCTGTTGTTTATTTCAGGTCTTGCTATGCGAATACTATATTCTCCAAAGTGGTTCATGTTTCGATTTTTATTGAACTCATAAGAATTCATCGAATACCTTGTCTGTCTAGTTGTTCGATATAGGAAACTAGAATTGATAGTTTCTCTTCTATCATCGGGTGTTGGTATTAACATTTTTATTTTCATAATAATCACTCATTTCATCTTTATTTTTTTCATAGTACAATTTAAAATCATACATTTCTTTTACTTTATCTATATTTTCAATACTAGAATGTCCCATTCTTATGAGATACTCCAATCTTTGCAAAAAATACTTCGGGCTGATTGCATCCCATTGACCTGATGCATTTCCCAACGCAACGTACAGTTTCCTTATGGTCTCCTTGCTTGCAGGAGTTTTCATAGAATCTAGGATTTCTCCCTCGATTGTAAACAGTTGATGTTTTGTCATTCTCATATTTCACAGACTCCACCAGCACAAGCAAGTTCGCCTTGTAGGTTAGTGTTGTCCATAGTCTCGACTATCTCAGTCAAGTCTAATTCCTTGAGTTCCTTGAACATCAAGTCGAAGGTCTTCTTGTCCGTTGCCTCAAATGGTGCTTGCTTGTAGATACCACCATCATAAGGCAATACGGATAGACCATTGTAGAAGTCTCTGTTCTTCCACATCCAGTTTCTGACATCATCCCATTCATCATCACGGATGTTGACAGTTGCAGAAACATTGTGAGTGTTAACACCTCTATTGTGTCCACTCATTACCCAATCAACTGAGAAACGCTTGACTCTCTCAAGCATCTCCAACGCTGACTCATCTCTAGTTATCACATCACCTTTCGGTGTCTTCTGTGGTATTGAGATAATACCTTGATTGGGATTGAAGTAATCATCCTCGACCAAGTTAGGAAACTTAGTCACAAGATAATCGTAGATTGGTTCTGTCTTTAGAACCCTGATTCTCCTGATGTAATACTTGTCGAACCAAGCATGTATTCCTGAAGAAGAACCTAGCACTAGGCTAGTAGTTCCAGCAGGTTTCACACAAGTTATCCTTGCAGATTTCTTGATTCCAAGAAGACCTGCTATTCTCTCATTTGTTCTTCTAGCATGGTTCGCTGCTTTCTCCAAGTCTAGATTCAAGACTCTGTTACTTGCGATACCAGTCATCGATACCCCAAGTAATGCGTCTTTCTCTGAGGTCTTCTTCCAAACCTCCCTTAGATAGTGAAAGTCAGTGTAGGATGCTTGTAGTGTTCCTAGTATGGTTGCGACTTCTACCCTCTCATGCAAATCCATTTGGTCTTTGACATCAGAGGCATTAACCTCAGTCAAGTTGCAGAACTGATATGGTCGAAGTGCTATCTCACAACAAGGGTTAGTTCCCCAATCCTTGTCATTCGTGAAGTAGAATCCGGGTTCTCCTGTTCCTGACTCCTGAACTCTCTTCCATAGATTGTTGAAGAAGTCTTTCTTGATTCTATGTCGTAGCAATACAACTGAGTTGTTTGCTCTTGCTCTTTGTGGGTTCTTCTCCCAAAAGTGTCCTGACTTTGCAGTAATCATGTCATCATCATCAGCACTGAACAGACTGATTAGTGCTGCTCTACGAATACCACCTGCTAATACTGCATCTGCAATATGACAAACAATGTCATGTGCTTCAAGTGTAGTTAGATAATCTCCATTGTTCTTGTTAGAAAGAATACCCTCGACCTTAACTAGACACTCTCTAAGTGGTTGAGGGCCGGGTGCTTTACCACCACTAGTCTTCAACAAAGCACCTTTCGGTCTGATATCTGAGTAGTCGAACCTGACGGTTGTTGACCTCTTACCAATGTAAGACTCAAACAATACCTTGACTGCATCTGCCCATCCTTCGATAGAATCTGCAATCAGATGTCTGTAAGTTCTCTTAGGGTTAGGCAGTCTAATCTCAGGTAGTTTCTCTACATGATGTCTTTGAACTGAATAACCTACTCCTGTCCCGCCAAGAAGCAAGAACATTGCCTCTGAGAATGACAGGTATGAATCGATAGGCATGTAAGCACAGTTGTAAACTCTGTTAGGTGAGAGTTCAACAGGCTTACCTGCAAACTGCATTGACCTCATTGAAGGCAATACTTTCTTTGGATAGACGAAGTTAGTGTAAACATTCTCTATCTCTTCCTTTAGTTTCTCTTTGTTTTCATCTGTAATGTCTAGATTATCTACATGGTTCAGATGCATGTCTCTGTTTCTCTGACATATCTCTGCCCATGACTCTCTTCTCATCTTCTCTGCATCATATTTTGCATACTTCATGTGAACAGTGATATCCGACATTATTTCTTGTTGTAATTCCATTTTGTGTCCTCCTTAGTTTAGACGTAGGCTTCGCACCTACTTGGCAGTCAATCTACCCCTGCTAAGACTTGGGCTACGTTAATCAGAACCTGCCGCCAACTACTGCTGGCACAAGTCTTACTTCATCGACAGTTTCCCAACTGACATCTGAGATGTTCTCACGGATTACCATGTCTCCATCTACAAATATCCAATGTGTAGGGTGGTCATTGATTTGGTCAATCACCTCTACTTGTGTCACTGTCATGTCTGTGTGTCCTGTTTCATTTACTATTACCAATTTCATTTTTTATTCCTCCAATTTTTATTCTTTCTTCGTCAGTTCTTGAATCCGACCAGTCAGTATGTTGATGGTCTGCTCATAGTGCTGGCACAATGCGATATAATTGTTCGCAGTGTTCACTAGAGTCTGAATGTTCGCATTGTTCTGAACAAGCAATTGCTCAAGTTCAGCGATGCGGGCATCCTTCTCATCCACTTTCTTCTCGGTCTTTTTCGTTTCTTTTTTTGTCATTATTTTTCCTCCTTTAATTCGTCTATCAACTTCGATACTTTTCCTCTCGTTAAAGATTCAATTTCTCCATCGTAGCCCAAAGCCCGCAGGTAATTCACCTGACGTTCAGTTGGCTTATCATTATAGCGATGGATTATCTTCATCAAACTCTCTAATTGTCTCTCTGTTAGTTCTTTTCGGCCACGAACACGCACTTCCATATCAAACAGGAATCGGCTCTCCCATTCATTAGAAGCCATTTCCTTATTGAACAGAGGTATGTCGTAATAATCACAACCATCCTTCAGTTCTGCTTGTCTTTGCTCCTCATAAACAGCCTTCCTGATTTCCTGTTGCTCTTCCCATGCGAGTTTTCTCTTGACTTTATCCTCAATTATCTTGTCTTCTTCTAGGACTTTAGCCTTGTGTCGGTTTATCTTGACAGAGAAATCAGTCAAATCCATCATGAGTTTCTCATTAGGATATCCCTTTGTGTGTATCTGAGCCTTTGGATTATCAGGATGATTCCATCGCCAAACGATAGAACTCATCTTGTAGTCCTCATCACCAAACATACCTGAGCCTTTCTTACGAATCTTGGTCTCAGGCACACTCACACCTAACTTGGAATCATACACATACTTTCCAGTATAATGCACGTTGATTCTAAGGTCAAGTTCCTTGATTTCATTGAACATCTCTTCAAACTCTTCACCATTCTCGTTCCACCAAGCGGTTGCCATCATGGAACTAACCTTAGTCTTAATCCATTCCTCAATCATCTCTTCAGTGATAGCATTCTCATCAATGCCCATCTCATCCTTGATAGCACGAAGAACCATGTAGGAATTGATGTGGTCTGAACCAACACAATCCCTGTGTCCTGTCTCTGTGTTCTCTATCTCAAAGTGATAGACAATCGAGTGAGAGCAAAGGCACTTATTGGGATGCTCTGAAGCCCAAGCAGGTCTTGGAGTTCCAATACCCTGCCACCAAACTTCTCCTGTTGCCTTCCACTCATACTTTGCCTCATCATAGTTATCAGCGACTGAAAGTGCAACCATCTCCCTCTTCAGGATTTTATCCCACCTTCCTTCACCAAGAGTTCTCTTAGCATTCTTCATTACATATTCTACATCATCATTCATATTCTTATTCACCTACATACGTTTTCTTACTACAAGCCTTGCAGAAGATTCCCTTACCAGTGTAAGACTTCCACAAGACTCCCATCTTGTTACAGTTAGCACATCGGCCAACTTCTTTACTCATGTTCCTCACTCGCTTCCATGTCGAACAATTCATCTCTTCTTATCTCCAAGAGATGACCATACAGAAGTTCATTTATTTTCTCAAACAAAGCCTCTGCACATCCACCGATTGTCTTACGATGTAGAGACATCCAAATCTTGTGCTGGTTGTTCAATACAACCTTCACTCCATCTTCGTCTCCCATCGTTATCATAATCGGTGGTAGTTGTCCATCATCCACAAGTCGAAACTCAACTGTTGTTTCTTGTTTCATAATTTATACCTCCATTCATTCTTATTTCCATTTCTTATACGCTCCATCAAATTCATCTTTAGGAATCCATGATAGCAAAAACTTGACCAGTCTCATTAACAAACTAGTCCTGAAATGTTTCTTGTTATACTTCTCTTCGTTTCTTTCTATCTGCCATAAATCATATTCGGCACACATATCCAGTAACTCTTCCCAACCTTCACCTTCAGGGTCTCTTGGGAAATTAACTAAAGCATATTCATGCCATTGATTCCAATCTACATTAGAGTAGAAGTTCTTCTTTTTCATCATATTTATTTTCATCTCCATCATTCCAAATTTTGAACCTAGCAATCATTTGGTCTAGGTTCTTCTGTGTTGTAGTTGTCATAAACTTGTTACTTCCTTTCAGGAATACAACCACACTATACACATCCTGTGTGTAGTTCTGTCTTTCCCACATATCTAATAGTGGGTCTCCGGGCTTCAACCTCTTCCAAGAGAAACCCTCAATCTGAGAAACTGCGACTATGCCATTCTGAAATCTGACATAACCTTTCATCTCTATTTCTCCTTCTTCTTCGGGAATACCGTGTCTCTCTAAGAAGGAAAGATAATCCTCCTCCAAAACACACAGGCACTGTTCCGGCTCTTTCTCACCATCTGCGGTAAATAGAACTGCCGTTCCCGTTCCGTCACATACACTGCACTTCATATTCTCATCTCCTGCAATACTTTATCCAATCTATCTTGGAACATTTTGTTGTCTTGTTCAACCTCAAAAGACATCCTGAGATAATGGTCTTCCGGCCACCAATCAGGCTCTTTTGTCTTCCAAGATGAAATCTGCCACTTGCCTTGCAAGTAGTAATGTCTGTAAGAACGAATTGCGAAATCGAATCCATCCTCATTTGATTCTCTTGCGATGCGATACTTGTCTGCCATAGCGATACCAAAGGGGGTAAGACCAGTTGCAGGTAAAACATCCTCAACTTGGTTGAAGACATTCGCATACTCCTCAAGTGTCTCTTCGACCTTGTGTTTGCGACCATACCTAGCAGTATATTCCTTGCACAAGAAGTAGCAGTGCTTTCTCAACCACTGATAGTTCTGTGAAGTCTGCCTCGCCCAAATAGTGCAAGGATGATTCAACATCACAGGCTTGTAAGGTGCATCCTCGATACCAAGATGAGTAGCGATAGTTGACATCATCTGCATACTCTCAGTTGGCATCTTCACAACATGCTGGTCCAACATCATCTGTGCTGATGTCTTGGGACTCATATCTAATGCGAAAATATTCATTCTTCCTCACCTCTTTCACCAATAATCAATATGACATTCAATGCCTCATACTCTTTTCTTTCATCCTCGTCAAGCATATCAAGCACAAAGTCAAATTCTGTATTTTCCATGTATATCTGCCATGCCTTTTGTTCTAACTCTTCTACTCTCTCCGCTATCACAGAGTACAATGCCTCCTTATTCATTCTTCCTCACCTCTGAAACTCTTCTGTAATCTCTTAACCACGATAGCATCGACTCTCTGCTTGAAGAAATCAGTTCTCATTTCTTCCTTCAAGACACCTATCAATACCTTCTTGTTAGAAGAGATGTTATCTATTATCTTCTCAAGTCTAGCGACCTTTGCTTCCAAGTCTGCAATCCTCTTCTTCTCGATATTTTCCATGTTCATCTTATGCATTACCCATTGTCGCATACTGTCATTATTGCCACCTTGAGCATACCTGTTCGTGCTTTTCACCAGTGGAGTGTGACCCTCTAGGTGACTGTTCCTCTGAGTGTTACCTATGTGGTTGTCACAATACTTCTGCTGGCTATTACGACTAGTATAAACCGCATTGCACTTATGTCCGTCTTCCAATATATATTCACATCTTCTTGTCATTTTCATTTTTATTTCTCCTTATTCTTATTTTCATTATTAGGAATGTAATAGTAGAGAAAGGTCGAGACCACCACAGTCTCTGTCGCTAGGAGAACACAAACTAAAACCCAGTATGGTTTGTTATCCAAACAATATGCTACGCACGACCTTTTTTATTTCACGACAAAACTCTACTCAAACCCTGTCGGGGTAGGTTTGTAGTCATTACTACAAGTGAGTTGGATAGCAAGGCGAAGACTTCGCACCGCAACTGGTTTCGTCTTCTTTAAGTTCATATTGCCTCGTCAGGACTTACGCAATCGAACACCTTGCTCTTGCGAGTAGGATAGCAGGAGAATGCAATGTTGAAGTGAGTTGTTGGCATACAACGTTAACACTACTGTTATTGATTCTGCATTTTTACCACAGTAAACCTGCTGTTGAGTTGATGAGGGAAAGGATAGGTGCTATGCCCATCATTCGGAGTAGGGAACTGCAACCGGGAAAGTTGCCTCGATGTTACTTACGACCCTTGTTATCCTGCTTCATATTTTATACCGGGAAGCCGCTACTCACGTTCCTTGTAAGTGCGAACAAGTTTGTTATGGATTTTACACACCACTTCCCATGTAGGACTTAAATGCGTAATCCCGCATTGCCTGAGTCATGAGTGCAGTGAACCATAGCCAGTCTGCTCCTATATCTTCAATCCTTATTATTACTAAACCCTCTGTCCCACGACTTGACTTTACAAACTCTCACCGTCATGGCCGCTAAACCATGACCGTTCAAAGGAGGGGAAACTAAATTCTGCCTACTCCTGAGCGGTAAAGACTCCCTAAGTCATATGTGAGTGTGATACGTTTACTTTCTTCTGTAAACGAGTAATAGAGTCAGATAACCAATCAAGTCCTTGATTATATCATCATCTGATTCTAGTGAGTCATTACCGAGAACAAGCCTGTTCAACTTGTCATCGATTCTGACTTTGATTTGTTCGTCAGTTGGTGCAGTAGAGAAATATCTCTTCGGGTCTAAGACCGAATCACCATACTGGTTGTTCTTCTGAAGAACCAATGACTTCATCTCATCAAATAATTCTGCAATCAGTTTCTGATGCTGAACCATACTAGTTTGAATCGCTTCATTGTGCTTCTTCATTACTTCTGTCGTTCTTGTTTTGTTAGTGTTGGCTTTACTAAATCCGTCTGTCATACTATTCTCTCCGATTTGTCTTAACTTCATCATGTTTTTGTTTTCCACTAATATTTCACCATCATGTAAAATTGAATATTAGCGCAGTGAAGCGTTTTTGTTTTATTTTTCAATTTTTCATATTTTTCACCCCTCTCTGAGAGAAGGGGTAGTAGTAGGTATGATGACATATAGTAGTAGTATAAGATAGTGAAATATATGAAATATTAAAATATTCATTAAAATCAATGATTCTACACCCTTTAGACCACTTTTTGATTTTTCACCCTGACTGAAAAATAGTGAAAAATACCAAAACAATCCGAAAAAGGTGAACAACTATGATATTACATATGAAAAATATCACATGTCATATGTATATACATATATGATATATGTCATACATATAGGAGACACCTTTTGTCATAATCAAAACGATATCATATTGAGGTAGATACAAATTACTACCAAATCAAACCGTTTTGTTAAAAGTAGTCTAGGAAACAGTTGTGCAAAAAGGACTCAAACCCTGAATACGCAACTGATTCTCGGAATACCCCTTATTCCGTTTCACATATATAAGGGGCTGACCACCCCTAGTGTCGGCTCAGGAAACTTCCGTTCCAAACCTTTTACCATATGGTAGGATGCTTTGCTATCCAACCTCATAGGGGTGAAATGGAAATAGGGGTATGCCACTAATAGTAGGAATAGTAAACGGAATAGAGAAAGGCTTCCATGAAACTGAGATTAACTTGGTTAATGGATTAGGATTTGGTCTGTTAGCACAGAATGCAGGAGTTGGAAGTATGAGTGTTAGATATGGGGGAGTGAAAATCACTCCTGAAGAGTTCAGGCGTAGAATGCTACTCTGCAACTTCGCCAACCCAATATACGATATGGGAATGTTCTACCGCACCATGACTCTTGAGTTCTGCGAGAGATTGAGAGATGCTGATTGGTCATGTAACGTTACGACATACGACAAGAGGAAGTTTAACACGGAATACAAGAACTGGTTAGTCAGACTTCAGGAGATGGAGTTCAATGCGTTTGAGAGAAAGATGCAAAAAAGAGGTGAAGAAGAATGAGTAAATATAGTGAAGAAGTAGCAATTTCAATAATGAAGCAGGTAATAAGAAATTTGAGCGAATGGATGAATACTCCTGATGAACGCTTAGAAGAAATGATGGGTATCGGTTGGATGCAATTTTGGGATTTGTATATGTCAATAGAGGAGGAAGAATAATGAAGAAAGTAATAGCGTGGAGATTGACAGTGTGGGATGAAAACGATAAGGAATACATAATGGTGGATATACCTAATCACATTGCACAGGATGTTGATGAATGGTTATCAGAAATGGAGGAAGAGTGAATGACTAAGCGCAATCATGAGAATGAGTTATTCGTTCTTTGTAAGGCCATCGTGAGTCCTCATGCTGACCTTGAATTGCTGAGGGCTTACGCATATTCCTACCACCCTGAACTGAGAAAAGAGGAGGAAGAATAATGGAATACGAAATGAATTGTGAAGGATGTGAAAAGAGACTGACAATCACAGGTGCATACATAGGAGTGCTTGCAGATGCATGGTGTGAAGAATGTGGATGGAATGGTGAGAACCTTGAAGATTGAGACTCAGACATGTGATATTTGTGGTGAACCCATTGACATTCACTACAAGGAAGATGGAACTCCCTACTGGGCGAATGGTCATAATGCAGAACCAGTTGTAGTTGGCAGATGTTGTGATAAGTGTCAGAATGATGTTGTTCTACCTGAGAGATTGAGGAGGGCTATGCAATGAGAGATATAGAGAATCACATGGTAGCCCTACCTCAACCGGAGTTAGAGTATGAGCCTGAATGTGATTGCGAGGAATGGTCAATTGTAAAGATTGAGGACTTCAATGAAGACTACGTTGATTTCAGAATCGTATGTAACAATTGCAACAAAGAAGGCTATCGTTCCTATGAGTTGAAGTTCATAGACATGCTTTGGGACTAAATGCCACCCTTCGGGGTGTGCTAATAGCAAAGCATTACCATACCATATGGTTGTCAATAAAATTGGTGCAACCTGTCGGGGTTAGGAGGTGACGCAAGTGTTCTTTGACGATGATGAGTAATTGAGATTACTCTTTTTATGCGTGTAACTTGTCGTCACTCTCCTACCATATGGTAAGCGACTTTGTCAGCAAACCCCCTATATAGGTGAAATGCGAGTAAGAGCGTCTGAGGAGGTCAAACAGACTAACAGGAAGTGAAAAAAATGGCAAAAAGTAATGGAAGCATGACATGGAAAGAAGATAAGGCCACAGTAGTAGAATACTGTGAGAAGAACGCCGAGGTAATCGGAGAGTTTTCGGTTTTGGAGTTTCAGGATTACCTGAGCGAAGGAGACCGATTGAAATCCCGACAAAACTCGATAACGAAGAACATCAAGGCGAAGATGGCAAGCATGATGAGGATACACGGAGTACCAACCCCGTTTGTATCTAACCAAGGAAAGAGAGAATCCTTCACTCTGACTGATGATGAAGCGAAGGCAAACCCAATTCAGGTCTCAGTTGATGAGGATGGTACTCTAACTATGGTTATGGCCCCTGATGCACACGCACTCTTCACCAAGTACAACGGAAGAAACAACGATGACGGTTCAGCAGTCAAGGACACTGGTTGGAACGACAACCTACACGCTCTAAGTGCTGGATTTTACGAAAACACATTGTCGAATTACATCGCCAGTGTGAAAATTGCGAGGTCTGAATAAGTCTGACCTCCTGACCTCCTCAGACACCTGATTTGACCCTTCGGGGTCATTTCGGGGTCGCCACTGACAAAGTCGCTACTACCATATGGTAAGGTGCTTTGCTACTGAACCTCATATATGTGAAATGAAGGTTAGGACATGGAATCGGAAGCGATACTAAACAAGCAATACCAGTATGAAGTAGAAGTCGGACACGCAAAACAAGGTTCACACCATGTTTTGATTCTCAAGTCCCTCAAAGTTCGTGATGACAACTTAGCAGATGTCGTTGCACAACTTGAGGCATGTCTTGAGTCAGTCAAGGAGATATTCGTAGATGGGGGTTTCACACAATGAGTCATACCCACACAAGAACAGTCTCCATTGACTATGATTTCGGGTTTAGTGAAAGTGAGAAGCAACTTCTCCACCATGTTTTAGGCCAACACAACATAGCAGACTTGGATTCATGGGATACAGAACTACCGGAATATGGTGTCAAAGAAGAAACAACTTCATCTGATACTTATCTCGTCAACTTCGTTGTCGATGATACGGAAGTTCAACTAACGTTTGACTACAAATACAAGGCACAGGATGTAATTGACCAGTTTGAGGTAATGATGATTGAGACTAAGCCTATTGAGAAGGTAACTACAACCATTACAAAGGAAGTTGAAGCAGATTGGCGTGGTAGCACTATCATTTACACTGATTCAGACTTTCATTTAGGGTCATACTCTGACAAGTATCAGATTATCTCCTACAATGATGAAGGTGAAGCAGATGTTAGGATGAAGATTGACTTCACAGCCTACTCTTACCGCTCTACACTCAAGTTTACCGTTGAGTGGGATACAGATAAGGTTCAGAAGGATGCTATTCTACAAGAGAAACTCGTAGATTTGCCTACACCACTGATGGGCAAGATACAGGCTATCTTTGAGAGCATCTTTGAGTCGGAAACCTTCGATAAGACCTTAGAAGAGCCAACTATCTCCTGTATGTTCGATGTTCGGTCTCATCATTCGTCAGAATGTAAGCCAGCAGTAATCGACATGCTCAGAGAAGCAAAGAGACAAGCCTCTTCAGAAGAAGAGTGAACGTAAACTCCTACCCTTGAGGGAGTAATTGGGGATGATGGACAAACAGTTAGTTCGACATAACTACTTCGCACAGCGTAATCAGCCGTAGATGAAGCCGGAATATACTCTACGCAATGAATCGGATATGAATGCAAGTCTTATGCAACAACTGTCCCTGTCCTGACTCCCCTACGGGGTCAGAGCAACAAAGTGCCTTACCATATGGTAGGCGACTTTGTCAGACATCCCTATAACTGTGAAATGGGAATAAGGATATGACACTAAGGTTTCAACACATGATAACTAAGGGGGGAAACCCCGCAAAGAACCAAATTGAAGTATATGACGAAGAGGGAAAGCACTTTTATTCATATAATTCAAAGGTTGCAACTATAAAAGGCGATGAAATAACCTTGTATAACCCATATTGGGACATGTTCAGCCAAACGACTAACTTTTATCTGCTTCAGTTCTTGAATGAGCCTTCGATTCAAGATATAAGGGAAAAAGTGGTCGGAGGTGAATATAATGTTCTTTGATGATGAATGTTAAGCAACTCAACCCATGCTTATTATGAAAAAATGGGCCGAATAATACGAAATATGCGTTCAGCCTGATTAATAAGTAAAGAATGGAGGAAGGAAGCCCCGCCCCGACTATCACACGCTTCCTTTCTCCTACCTTCGGGGTTTTTTCACTGGCAAAGCCGTTCTTACCATATGGTTGTCAACTAGTTGGTATAACCTGTCGGGGTTAGGAGGTGACAACAGTGCTTTACTACTACGATGATGAAGAGTGAGACTCTTCGATTATGTGTATAGCCTGTCGCCACTCCTACCATATGATTGTAAAAAAATCTACAACCATATGCAAATTTTTTTTTCATTTTTTTGTTGTCGCTCACTTTTCTAAAAAAAGAAATTTTTTGTTGTTTTAGACGGTGTAGAATCTACACTACTATAAACCGACAGTATTTCCGTGTTCTACATGTCAGTTTCTACGGAAAAGAATGCGGTGAAAAAATCGCCCTCAAATACTTCCTTTGAGATACAACTGAACAGCAGGAAAACAAACTTGCATCTAGAAATAAACAGCCTTGATTTTTATCTTGGGAATAGTAAAAAACAACTAAAAAAAATTTTGCTAGTGCCAAAAAAATTCCAGTCCAATTTTTGAAAAAGTAAATGGAGAAATATATGTTGCCTGAGTTAGTTAACGAAAATGGCGAGTGGTTCTCAGGATTTCTCAAAGAGTCTGAAGTTGCTGATAGATGGGGTGTCAATTTTCAGTCCACAGTGTCCAAGGGATATCCCGAACATGTGTGTGAGAACCTCTACATGATAGCGAAATTCAGTGGTGACGAGATTATAGCCCACACTTCGTTCTCTGATATGGGTAGGTGGTATTTCATTGGCAATAACTACGTCAAGCCAGTCCATAGAAAGAATGGAATCCTGAAGGAGATGGTTACGAGGCGAAATCAGAGGTTAGGTCACTATCCTAAGATTGCAATACTCAGACCAATAGAGGAAACATGCCTGAATGAACTCACTACATTTTTGAAAACGTTGAATTATGCGAAAGTAGAGTCCTATGACGATGTTTGTGACATCATGGATTTGAATGAGTATGATTTGATAGAGCAAGAAGAACTTTGGAGGTGTGATTGATGCAGAACTATCACACTACTCTTGACTTTTCCATTGATTATAATCAGGGAGAGAGATATTATGTGTAGAGTAGCAGGGTGTAATGGTTGGACAAGTGAAATAGGTGAGTTGTGTTTCTATTGTAGGAATTGGGGAGATGAGGAATGATTCTAGTTGATGATAATCTGATACAGCACATACTTGATGCTGAAGTTGAGATTAGTCTGATGCCTTTGGCATTGGGATTTCTACTAATCACGTTAGGCGGTATAGTCTATCTGAAGTGGGGGGTGAAATATAATGAGTAAGAGTAATAGTGCAATGTTTCTAAGGTGCTTGGAAGAGATGTTCAAAGAATGGGATGATGAATGATTATATGGGAACTGTGTCACGGTCTTTGGTGTTGGAGTAGATTCAGACCATGAAGCCCTTTGTTGGAGTATGTTTGATATGCGAGTGGATAACTACTATCGAATGGTCAAGACAGGGTTGCTTCTGTCAGTCGTGCGGTGAGTATGTATGAGTTGGTTCGACACTGTGAAAGCACCTCGTATCCCAAGAAAGAAAGGACAAAGAAGAAACTCAAAAAAGCATTCTGATTTGTATACTGATGAGAATCCAAAGGGAACTATTCACGGATTAGGATTCAAGGATGAGGAGACATCTAGAAAATCAGTAGCCAAGATAAGAAGAAGCGATAGAAGCCACGCACATAAGACTCAGGCTGCAATAGCAATGGAGCAAAGAGCAAGAGAAATGGGTAAGACTAAGGAGGCAGCCATATACAGGAAGTTCATCGAGCAGCAGAAGAAGAAGACGGAGGCTAAGAAATGAAACAGTGGCTGATTAGAAAGTTGATTTCCTTCATGGGTCATACCTATGTTTGGTTGGATAAGAAACTAGACCATCCTGAAGGGCCAGTTCTAGGTTTGGAGATTGATGATGACTTCGCTGCAATGAGCAGGTATGAGTTGTGTTGTCATATTGAAGACAAGTTCGGTTTAGAGAGAGATTCTTTTTGGAAGTTGGAGTCAACTCAGAAGATTCGCTACTGTTGTCAAACTGCTAGGAACATACTGACACCCAAGAAAGGGCGAAAAAGAAAATCTTCATAGAACGACACTATCTCGGATGTAGCATGTCGTGGTCAGACACACTCAAGAAGTCAGAAATCAAGAAACAAATTGGTTTGTTTGAACTAATTGAAAGATTTGAGAAATTAGAAGAGAGAATAAGGTATGTTGAGGAAGAGATGCCCCTTGACATCATGAGTGTGCTAGAAGACCTTTACGAGTCAAAATATTATGAATCAGTTAGACAAGCCGCTAACGATTTAGATAATGCATCAGGCAGACCTATTGACGCATTGCCCGAACTAGAAGCGTTGATTGATGCGCTTCAAAGGTTGGATTGAGGAATTAAAATGAAGTGGCAGAATATACTAAAAAACGACTATATGGAAAAGGAAATTGATAATGTTATGAAACTTATCAAAGAGTTTGATGTTGAGTTAGTAAACGCAGAAGAGAAATTTATGAACATGCTTGAAGACATCAGAGACGTAGCAGCCAACCTAGATAATGGCGATGTTGATGATGAAGCAGAAAAATTGCTCAAAACTGATATCGGGCGATTCTTCTTGGATGCGAATTTTGAAAGTTTGGAAGATGCAATGCGTACTGCCTACAACGAAAGTATGGAAGCAGACGAAGAAGAAAGAGACAAGGAATCATTTAGAGATGAAAATGCAGAGGAACTAGGTGATTTGGATGAGTTTTTCAATAATGTCGAAGACATGATTCCTGAGTTAGAGAAGGAAGGTGGAAAGTTCTTTGGTCTGATGATGAAGGACTACATAAACCAAGCAAGAAATAATCCACGACAAGCACAGCGTCTTGCAAGAGCAGTAAAGGCGCAACTAGAAATGCACAATAGAGTGCATAACACGAACTTCAAGGCTTGATTAAGATGAGTTGGTTCGATATTCTCAAGAAGAATCCTATGGAAGAGGCTATGCGTATGAGAGAGAGGATGGGAACTTCACAAGTCAAGCCTCAAGTTTCAGAAGAAGTTTGTGCTATCTGTGGGAAAAGCAGATTCATGAGAGGAAGTGTCAATTCAAAGGGACAGAAGATTTGCGAAGTCTGTAAGAAAAGAGGATTCGATACGGCAGCAGACAATCCGGCGGCGGCGATATGATGAGTTGGAAAGATATTCTAAAGGAGGATTCTCTTGAGTCGAAGATTCTAGGGGAGATTGAGAAAGAAGGTGGTGCTTTGGGAATGAAGAATCTGAAGCAGTTTGCTGATGAGGATAAGTTGAAAGAAGTTCTATCTAGCATGGAGAAGGAAGGTAAGATATTCATGCACAAGGATGGAGACATCTACACACATGAACCAAAGAAGTGATTGAGTTTTCGGAAATGTCTTTAGTCCAAAGTGTATTCAGGAGGTTCAGGTTGTGTCATCACCATACGAATCTTCTTGGTTTAATATCCTGCGAGCGGAGGGCGCAGTTACCTCAACCTCCCCCGGAACAAAGGCATTGTTCAATGTAAGATACTCACCAAAGAAGAGGAAGAAGGATGACGAGGAAGACTCTGAAGAAAAGAAGAATCAAAGTCACTCTACCCGGCGGTATGGCGATTTACTCTGAGGAAGGAGTTACGCCTTGGTCTGAGTTTTTAGAAGAATGGAAAAGTGCTGCAACTAAGCCACTTCCTGAAGGCTCAGGTGCGCCTACTGTTCTAGCATGGATTGACAACATGGGAGATATAGGTCGAAAGAAAGGTAGGTCAAGTAAGGGAGATGAGGATAACTTCCCTCCAAAAATAACAACGATTCCTGAATATCTTACATTGGCTGATGCTATTGGAAAGGAGAAGAATCTGTCAGATGAACAGTTTTCGGCAGTTAGTAAACTAAAGAAGTATCTTGAGGACAATGATAATGCTACTAGCGAAATAAATCCACAGAACATAAGTTTCAATGCCATAGATGATTATGAAGAGAACGAAGATGGTGAAGGAGTCGCTACTGATTGGAAGCAGGTATTTGGTGATTACAGAGTTCCAAAGTACAGAAGATTCAGAAACAGATACAAAAACGGAGATGTCCCTACCATTCCTACTGACTGGTATTCGTTTGAAGGTAAAGGCAAGGCAAATCCACCAGTCTATCAAGCACTTTGGGGAACTAAGGGAACAGATTGGTTCGGGTCGAAGAGCCTCCTAGAACTATGCACTGAATTTGAGGAGCAGGAATTGGAGGAACTACCATTCAAGCCTGAGAGAGAAAGCCCACTAAAGGTAGGGGGAAACGGAACTGCCGAGTTCCTGATGAACAACGTTCCGGGTTTCAGGAAGTTTGTCTTAGACACTGTGAACGACACTGACCAATACCAATTGCCCAATGGAAAATACAGACCGAAGAGGGCAATGAATATGCAGAGGAAGAATCCAACTCCATATCCACTTACTGATGCACAATCAGACGCATTTATGGAATTTCTTGATGCTAAATACAACTACGACTTGAGTGGTTTGTTCTTGGATGTCAATTGGAGACAGATGGAACACGCTGCCAAGATGCTGCCTGAGTACAAAATAAAGGGCTATGGAAAGAAAGTAGAGAAATCTAATGTTTCTAAAGATAGAGTCAAAAAATCACAAGAGAAATCCCCTGTTTCTCTAAGTTGGAAGGAAATCATGAAGGTGAGAACGTGAAGTGCAGAGGATTAGATGGCGTAGATGAAGATAACATGGCAGTTGGTTGCATTTGCCCGTACTGCTACACTAATTGTAGGTGAATGAGATGAGTTGGAAAGAGATTCTGAAAGAAGAAATGACTGAAGAAGAGAGAAAGAAGTACATGAAGAGACTAGCAGAACAGTCTAAGGCTGAACAGAGACTTAGGCAAAGTGTAGAAGGAACTGCTGAAGCATTCAGAGAAGGAGAATCTCTTGAGCAATATAAGAAAAGAATGGGATTCAATTTCTAGGTGAGGATATGATTACGAGAAAGCGTTGTCCTCTCTGTATGCATGAGGATAGGAGTCAACTTGAGGCTGATTTGGAAGCCATGAGTTACTCGGCAGACGCTTTAGACCAACAGATGAACTGGAAAAGTGGCACGACAGCACGACATCAGAGGAATCACATGGGAGCATATGTCGATTCTGCCAATCCAAGTTGCAAAATGTGTTCACATCCCATGAGAGCAGAGTTGGAAGAGCAGATTCACAGTGGGGAGATGAGTCCCTTGACTGCTTCACGCATAGTTGAATGCACAGAAGACCAAGTTGTTCGTCATGTGGATAAACATCTTAAGCCAATTGTGCAGAAATCTGCTGCGAACATGATTGCAAAGAAGGAAATCGATGAGATTGAGACTTTGAGTGCAAACGTGCAGAGATTGGAGCAAAAAATTGATACTTTATTCGGTGAAGACTCCACTGACCCGAAATATATCGACTCGTTGACCAAGTTGGCTAAGGAGGTTCGTGAGTCTCTGAAGTATTTGCTAGAGTTCAAGGGCAAATTGGTACATAAGAGGCAAGACACTATCATCGTTCATCAGATGCAGGTCATCAAGGAGGTTCTAGCACAGAACCATCCTGATGTTTGGTTGGATGTCAGAAGCAAGATGGAGGAGAAGTTGCAATGAGTTGGTTTCAAGTTCTGAAGGAAGATGACACTCCTGAACCTAGAAGGGAGGAGATTCCTAATTTTCGTGACAAGGTGATGAATACCTCTAGATGGCAAACCAGTCGTAGAAAGGAAATACTCGATGCAGTGACAACAGATGAGGCTCTTGAGAGGTACAGGGAAGACCCCGATGTTAAGGAATTGATAGAGAAGAAGAATCAGAGTTTTATTCAAGATATAGAATTCATAAGAAGACTTCTTACCGAAGACACTATCACCAATAGAAGAGGAAACACTTTCAAATCCCTAAAAGATATGTTAGGGTCAAGAGCAACTCAAATGGCTAAGAGACTAGAACTTCTAGGTAAAGCAAAGAAGACTAGTTCAGGAAATATCAGGGAAAGCACAGAGAAGACTTTCAACACATTAATCGCAGATAAGAAATGGGGAGAACTTCTACAAGTTCTTTCAGTTCCAAAATCCAAAAGCAGATTCAAGCAAATGATAATTGGTGACTCTCCACTTAGGAAGAAAATCTATGATGAGACAAGGGACTCGGAATATGCCAATGATTACTCTATACTTCTGAACAAAGACCAAGAGAGTTTCATTAGCATAGACTATGACCGTGATATTTCAGATGACGCTGCTAAGAAGTATGTCGCACATCTACTTAACAAAGTCAAAGCAACGCCAGCACAGAAAACGAGTTTCATTGATGAGAAAAGTACAGGTAAAATGTCAATGACTAGACTCTTCTATTCGGGTAGAGGATTGAATCCTGCTCTTGAGTTTCTTTTGGAGAATGAGAGTTTCAACACAAGTGCGATGGTTAAGGGAAAGAGGATGAGGTCTTCTTTTATTGATGAGAAACTGATGAGCAGTCTAAGAGGTAAGAAGAAGGGTGAAGTTCCCATACCTGACATACTTCGTCAAGCCTATGAGCAAAGAGCAGATTTTACTGCTGGTGATGCAGATAAACTGAGAGCGTTGAAAGAGGCGAAGAAGAAAGGCGAGAGTGCCTTGAAGAGAAAGTTAGAGGAATACTATCCCGAAGAGATGGAGAAGTTTCGACAGGATTTCTTGGATTATCAAAAAGAGAAATCAGGACAAGTTGAATCAGGTCAGGCATACAGGGAACTGTTAGAGGACATAGAAGAGGAGTCTCTTGATTTCGTCAATGACGCTTTGGGAACAAAGATGACCGCCAGTGAACTGTCTAGCAAGAAGAAGGAACTCACTGAGAAACTACGAAGGGTGATTGAGGGCAATGCAGACGAAGCAGATAAAGCGACTTTCGCTGAGGTTGAGGCTATGGATGAGGAGCATCCATTCCTGTCAGAAGATTTCACTAGAAGAAAAATCATGAGTAAGAAACTAGGCATAGGTGCTACTCCTGCTGATATAGTCATTGCGCTGCAACTAGCGTCTAACATGGTTGGCGGTGGATTCACTGTTGATGAGATAGAGCAATACTTTGAGGACTTAGAGGAAATAGAAAATGCAGAGAAAACTACCGACTTGACTAGATTCGTAAAAGTAGAAGAAGGGGCAGATGCAGATATTGCTAAGTTGAAAGTAAGAGCAGAGAGGGAAAGGAGAGACAAGTTCCTAGATGAAGTCAGAGATGATTATGCCAAGACTAGGAAGGCATTGATGGATAGAATCAAGAACACTATGAAGATGGTTCTCAAAGAGGGCAGGAAACTAGGTGTAGGTTTCGATAGAGCAGCGAAGAGAGATGCTGAAGGAAACATAGGAAGAATTGTGACTAGGAGAGATGCTGAAGGAAGAGTAGTAGCCACTAGGGATAGCGTAGTTTCTACATTTGAATTTCTTGAGCCATACTTCTACTTACTTGGAGCATTGCAAATAGAAACATGAGGTATTGAAATGAGCGAGGAATTTGGTAACTTCTTAGAAAATGGGATTAAGGCTTTCAGTGATAGGAGAACTGCTAGGGAGTTTGTTAAGACAATCAATGACCCTAATCTCTTGGTTAACTATCTTGAACAGAATGACGTTGGTGAGATGATTGGAACGAAAGACCCCAAATCAAAAGTTTTGACATCGCCTCTCTTAACTAGGGATGATGTTGATAACTCCATAAAACTGCAAACTTACATCTCGACACTAAGCAATGTCGCAGCAGGTAAGGAGATAGTCGAAAGGTTGCAAATCAAATATCCGGGATTCAGCACCATACCATCGACAATCAGAGGACAAATGGTTCAGAAACTGATAGAGAAGTATGGCTTGAAGATGACTAAGCCAACTCAGAGTCGTGCTGAAGAGGGTTCTACTGGTGAGAGAAGGCTTATGGCTGAATATTTGGGTCTGTTCTCAAACAGGAAAACTGGAAGGGATTTGACACTATCTGCTTTGAGTTCAGCATCGATAGATGGTAGAAACCTCATACTAGATTCAGACGCACCTGAGTTGGATAGGAAGAAGGCGATAGAGTTCTTCAAGGAACACTCAGAAAGTCAAAAACTATCTCCTCTAGTGGCAATGCTTGAGAGGTCACTTGTAAGTGGTTCAAGAATAACTCAGCCAAGTGATGTTTTACAGGAGTTCATTTCAAAGGGGGATTTGAGATTCACCGTAAACAGACAGAAGATATACAAGTATTGGGAAGGAATAAATGAAAAGTATGAGGCTTTTGTCACAGCGCACAATCAATTCAAGGAAGGATTGAGCCAAGCATTCACCGAGGAAGACAGGAAGAAACCTGAGACTCCTAGTGAGTTAATCAAATACATTAATGCCTTTGAGAGTGCGAATCCTTCTGACCTCAAATATGTATTCAAGTATGAATCGGTAAAAAGCACCACCATCGACAGTAAGGACAAGTCGTTAGAGGCATTGGACAACTTCTTGGATGCCATAAGAGAAGCACCTCCTGAGAGGTATACCACATCTAGTGGCTTTTCTCAAACAGAAGAATCATCCACTGGTCAAACGGCTGCGCCTAAAAGAGATAAGGAAACTGGGGCTGTCTCATTTACAGGTGAGATGGATAGTGCTGTTGGTCAAGAAAACATAGTCACTGTAAATAAGATAGAAAGATTTCGTGACCTGATTGAATCTAACATACTTGATATCAAACTAGACCCACTCTACGCCTACGCATATGAAACAGGAAGTGCAGGGTTCAAGATAACCCCTGCCATGAAAGGAGACTTGCAGAGACTAACGAATCGTGTCAAGAAAACCGCTATCATGCTAGAACTAAGTAACTCTGCTCTGAGAGAGTTGGATAGGTACATGAAGGATATCAAAATGAAGACAGTAATCTCGGATGGAGATTTCTTCCTACCTTACCAAGAGGAATTGATAGGTAGAATAAGGTTCGATAAAGACCCGCCGAAAAGCAAAACAAATGCAATACGGAAATACTTGGATAATATTTCAAAATTCATCTCTGCCGGACAGGAGGCTGAAAGAGGCACAGGTATAGGTGTCCGTCAAAGAGAAGTAGTTGAGGGAGTCGCTCTTCCGGGTGCGAAAGAAACAGGAGTGGCTTTACCATCGAAAGGAAGAATGAGAAGTCAGTTGGACAAACTAAATGCCGATGTAAAAATAACTGAAACGACTGAAGAAGATGGTAAGAAAACTGAGAAAGTAGTGAATTACAATCTCCAAAAGGTCTATGAGAACTTGCTAGATAAAATCAATGATTACTTTGTTCAACCCGCTACCTCAGACTCAAGACCATTAGCACGAAGATTTGAATGGATGGATACCACCACTCTAACTATCTTGGGTTCAAGAAGAAAGAATAGCAATGCCTTCCTGACAATGCTAAGTTTACAGAGGTCAAACATAGATGGAATACTATTAGATGAGTCTAGCATGGGTAGTGTTGTCACTGTTCTACAAGCACTATCAAAACCAGTATCCTCACAAAACGTTGATTCCTTTATGCGACTATTGCGAAATACCGCATTGGCAGTCGATGAGGTTTTCAAAGGCGATGATAGTAGAGCAGTAAGTATAGAGTTTGGAAATCTAGGATATAGTATCCTAAGTAGGAACAGTATCAGTACAGACATAGAATTTGGGATAGGAGAGAAAAAGAAACTAAAATTCTGGAAGGATGAATACGATAAATCATCCAGCACTATCTATCCATTCGCAGCGTTGTATTATCACATACTACTAAACGAGAATCTATACAGACAATACGGAGGTCAATATCCTTCACTCATCTCTAGAATGAAAAGAATAGAGGATAAACTGGACATCATCAAGAGTGAGATGGAGGTAAAGTATCTACATGCTCATGACACTATAAGGAAGATGATGAAAAAGCCCCTATACTATGGAATAAGTTCCGTCAATGATTTTGATGATATGCAGGAGACCATCTCAATCATGAAGTCAAAGTTCAACACTGATTTGACTGCTATGGAAGTGGAGGGGATTGTCTCTGAGATAGATTCAATGCAGAATCTCAGTAGCAAGTACGGAATATCAACAGAGGGGGTCTATTACCTCAAAGCAATACACAGGTGATAGAATGGTAACTATTTCCTCAAGGTTGTATTCTGAAGACGAGATGCTAGACCTGATGAGAGAGTTTCATGGTGATGCTAGGGATTGGCCTAGAAAGAACGGCTTCAGACCTAGAAGGGATTGGGGAGGTAACAAATACTCTAGCAATAATCCTCTATACTACGTTGCTTTTGATGGTGATAAACCAATAGCCTTTGGCGGTTTTGAAGATAATGGTAAGTTCATAGTAAGTGCAGGAATGAGTGTCCACCAAGACTATCGCAGAAAAGGAGTAGCGAACAGACTCATCACAAAGAGGAATGATAAGTATTCCTCAATGAACAAACCAGCATTAGTTGCTGTCAATACTAAGTCAATGGGTTCAGGAGACTGGAAGAGCAAGTGGACAAGAACTGGTTGGATTGACTCACCCGAAGACTCAGAGATTAGCGAAGAGGATAAACTTGCTATTCCTTCTGAGGTCTTAGAATACCATAGAAAAAGATATGGAGACAATTGGATGCTACTCCCTATTGGCTCTAAACCTATGGCGAAGGCTTGGTCTATACTATACAAGGGGGATTTCTCATGGAAGTAGATAATCTAGATTTCATGTCTTCTATGGATATGGAGTTATCAAAGAACTCCTTTCCATACTTCTTCAAGAATGTATTGGGAATGATGTTTCCACCATATATGGAAGAATGGTTAGATGGAATGGAGAAGACGGATAGAACTGTTATCATTTGTTCAAGAGACCACGGAAAATCAGTTTTCATGCATTGTTGGGTAGTTTGGAATCTAATCTTTCAAGAACCTCCATATCAGATGCTTTACATCTCCTCTAACCAAAAACAGACATTGGTTCACATGAGGGAGATTGATAGATACTTCAACCATCCAGCACTGAAAAAATACAAGCCTAGTCGTGGATGGGCAATCGGTAATATTCAACTAACCAACGGTAATGCGATTTTAGAGCGTTCCGTTGGTTCTCAGATTCGTGGTCTTCACCCGCAGGAGATTATCATTGACGACCCCTTGAAGGAGTTCAGTCTCGCTGGTATTCAGAGAGTAACCGATTGGTTCTTTGGAGATATGATTCCAACTCTACATCACACATCTAAGTTGAGAATGATTGGAACGCCGTTTACTTACACTGACATCTTTGCACAATTAGAGGAGAATGAAGCATATACTGTAACAAAGTATCCATGTCTGAATGCATTGAATGAACCCCTTTGGCCGGAACGTTGGGATTTCGATGCACTCATGCAGAGGAAGGCTGAGATAGGTTCTCTCAAGTTTACAAGAGAGTATCTTTGTGTACCGATATCAACAGGCACTGCACTATTCAATCCTGAGTTCATAGAGAAGTGCAAGAACAAAGAATTTGTTTTGAAGTTGGGGAACAGAAAAGACAAGGGATACAGATACTATGTCGGTGTTGACCCTGCTATTTCTACTGATGGCGATTACAATGTCATCACCGTTCTAGAAGTAGATGATGAGCAAAATAAGGCAATCGTTCATGTCGATAGGGCAAAGAACATCGAGTTCAGAGAAAACATAGAGAAGATACGACTGATTGGTAAGGTGTTTGAACCGGAGGAAATCTTGTTTGAGACCAACACCTTCGCAAAGGCATTCACACAAGAATTGAAGAATATGACAGATTTGAATGTCAGGGATTTCAATACAACTAGAAAGAAGAAACAGGAGATAATTCTAAATCTCCAAATGAATATAGAGAATCAGAAGATAATCATGCCGTATGGTGACAATGCAAGTAGAAGACTTACTAATGCGCTGATAGAAGAACTATCGATGTTCTCAATCACTGCTAGTGGCAAGTTTGAGGGAGTTGGCGCACATGACGATTTAGTGATGAGTTTGGCCCTCGCTAATGCGGCTTCACAAGGAACAGGAGAACAGTTCATTCTGCTAGATGATTTGGACATCTTTGATGAACCCTCTACTATTCGGAGTAGTATGCCGGGGATACTCGGCTTGAATTTTTGAGGTTTAGACATGGGTGAAAAAGGAGACAAACTCAGGGAAGCAGCAGAACTTGCTGACCAAGAGGAAGCACTCCAAGAACAGAGAAAAAGAATCACTGATGAACTGAAGAGGTCTTGGCTATCAGAGCAGCCAATCGCTAGTCATACTGATATTGAGAAGAAGTTCGCAGAGGAACATAGACTAACACTGAGCGATGCTCAGAAACACCTGTCTACTAATCTGAAGAAATATGAGATAGAGGGAAAGGACATTCCTTTGCTAATCAAGGAACTTAGGGAATACAGAAGGTCTCTCAAGGGAGAGGAAAAGATAGCAGTAACGAAATCAATATCAAACTTGATTGAGTCTTATTCAGACCATTTGGATAAAAGCATAGATAAAATCTACTGGCTAAGAAAGTACAAACCTGCACTAAAAGATATGAGTTACGATGAGGAGAAGTTAATCAAACTCTCAATGGTATACGAAGAAGATGTACGAAGAAATATCATAGATTCACTCTGCAAGTATTGGGAAAGTAAACTTGAGAGAAGCGGTATGCCCTTCAATGAAGAATATGCAAAGTTAACCAAAGAAATGTCTGTTAGCAAGAGAGAGTTCGGAGATATAGTAAACAAGTACATGGTTAATATTGGGCCAAAAGAGATACTGAAGAGACACATAACACGTTTAGTTTGTGAAGAGCAAGGTGTCTCCCCACGACAAATCCATGACAGACTACCAAAGAACTTGGCGAGAAAAACCTCCCCTACCATAATCTCAAAGTTGGCTAAATCTGAGAACATAACAAATGTCAATGGGGCATTATACAAGATGAGTGATGATATCAAGAAAGATATCTATGCATATACTGCTGCATTCATTGACTCGGATGGCTATATTACAATGGATAAGAACCACAACCCAAGAGTAGGACTAGTCGCAACCGGAGACAGAGGAAAGGCATTTATGTTGGAGATGAAAAAGTCTCTAGGTATTGGAAGACTACATCTAGACCAAAAATCTCCACAGGACACTAAACCAATTAACAGGCTCAATTTTTACTCACAGGCTGAAGTGACAGAACTTCTAACGAAGTGTCTGCCTCATTTCAAACTGAAGAAAAGAAACGCAGACATATTATTAGAATTGATGAGAATGAAGAAGAGCCATAAGAAGGCATCTTGGTATAATGCTAGGAAAGTAGAGTTGTTCAAACTCATGAAATACGAAAACCACAAAGACGATAAGAACTATGATTTCGGTAAATACGAAATAGACATAGACACTGTTGCGAAATACTATGACAATAACAAGACTAGCGAGATGGATAAATTAGAATCCATAGCAAAGAATGAGGATGAGTAAAATGGTAGAAGAAAAAAGAGTCACCTTGTTCCAACGAGTTAACCCATTCAATAGGTTGACACGAAGAACGACACCAAAGCCTGAAGACAGAACAATATACAATCCGGGGATACAAGAGAAAGATACAGCCTATCTCATAACTGGCCCTATTGTATATCACATAGCATACCAGTCTGTGATAACTAGAACGTGTATAACCCAATTGAAGAACGAGGTATTCAGAAGAGGCTATACTTGGGAAGAAAAGTTCACAGCGAAGTGCGGGGATTGTGGTAGGGAACATCAACAACCAACATTAGAGTGTGTAGAATGTGGAAGCACTAACTTGGTAAAACCTGACCGAAACCAACTAAAGTATATTCATGACTTACTAGATGGCTATGTCAATAAGTCAGAACAATTATTCATTGACGTTCTCAAGGAACTTGAAGATGACCTGAACATTATGGATGATGCATATCTAGTAATGGTCAAGGAATACTATGTAGATGGAAACGGAGATATTCGTATGCATCGAATCAAGGAAGTCTATCGTGGAGACCCTGTTAGTATGCACATATATGCAGATGACAATGGGGAGAGAGGGCATGAAGGATATACATGCTTAACTCATCGTGACCAAATCACGAAAGACCCATCGGCAGTTTGTGACTTGTGTGGTTCTGACCTACATCCAGTACATTATGTAAACAGAGCAAACGGAAAGGAACAGGCTTTCATTGAGGGAGAGGTACTGCACTTCAGTAAATACTCCCCCTCTAGATTGTATGGCAGGTCTCCTGTCATGACAATGTGGAATCACATAACTACTCTGATAGCAATGGAGAACTATGTCAATTCTGCATACACAAAGGCTAGGAAGCCAAGAGGAATACTTGCAGTTCAAACGAGAAACATGGAATCCATGAAGTCATTTTGGCGAGGTGTCAAGGAGAAGATGGAACAAGACCCTCACTTCATACCAGTTATGGGTATAGAGTCTGAAGGTGGAAAGGGTTCTGTTGAGTGGGTCAACTTCATGGATAGTATCAAGGAGATGGATTACATACAAGTCAAGGAAGACTTGAGAGATAGAATCGCTGCATTCTACGGAGTAAGTAAAATCTTCATGGCAGACAACTCTGCAAGTGGTGGTTTGAACAACGAGGGTATGCAGATACTCGTAACCAACAGAGCAGTTGAAATGGCTCAGACGATTTGGAACAACTATGTCTTCCCATTCATGACTGAAGAATTTGGCATTACCGATTGGAAGTTGGTATTGCCACCCTCAGAGGAAGAGGATGAGATTGCCAAACTGAGAAAGAGAGAGATTGAAGTTAATGTAGCAGCGTCAATCAAGAATCTTGGTTTTGAAGTTGACATGGATGACAAAGGTAGATTCACTTTCAAGAAGCCTGAGCCAAAACCTGAACAACAAGGGCCAAAGAAAGAGGGAGAGGAAAAGGTGGAGACTGACCCATTCGCAGGTACGGATATTGATGCTAGTCAATTAGGGCAGTTACAAGAACAACAACTACTAGGCGGAAGCAAACCGCAAGAAAACCCACCTGCAACTAGGAACAAACCATCTATGGAAACTGGCCCTGATAAGAGATTTACAGGATTACCACAAGAAGCAGGTAATCAGAATGTTGATTCAAGAACAGAGAGGAGAGTAGGTTGAGCGACATACTTGAGTTTGTCAGAAAGTGGAAGGAAGAGATAGACAGACTCAATGCAGAAACAGATGAAAGACTACGGAAATACTTGGAGGGAGAGAAATGACTTGGCAGGATGTTCTGAAGAGAAAGAAGAAGGCTCGTAAGAAAAGAAAGAAGTCAAACGTCAATGCCGCAGGTAACTATACCAAACCCGGTATGAGAAAGAGGATGTTTCAGAGAATTAAAGCAGGTAGCAAAGGCGGTAGAAAAGGTCAATGGTCTGCAAGAAAAGCACAGTTGCTTGCTGCAAGATACAAGAAAGCAGGTGGTGGATACCGTGACTAATTGGTTCGACTTGCTTAAGGCCAATAAGAAAAAACTTAGGCGTAGGAAAAAAAAGAAAAATCTGAAGCGTGGTCAACAGGCTCTTGTAGAATGGGGAGATGAAGATTGGGTAGACATGGGAGGAAAAGGCAAGAAAGGAAGATATGCACCTAGAGCAGTCGCTGAGTCACTAACCCCCAAACAAAGAGCCGCAGAAAACAGAAAGAAAAGAGAAGGTAGAAAGAAAGGTAAGCAACATGTTCCTAGAACAAAAGCAGGAAAAAAGGTCTACCAAAGAGTAGAGGGATTATGATGCCAATTCGTAGAGTCAAAGGAGGATACAAGTGGGGCAAGAAGGGCAAGGTCTATCGCAACCGCAAGGATGCTGAGAGACAAGCAGCCGCCGCTTATGCTTCAGGCTACAAGAAGTCAATGGATTGGTTTGATACTTTGAAAATTGATGACACCGAATCAGAGATTAGACAAATAGAAAATAGAATGCGTGAAATAGAAAGAATGAACTTTAGGTTTACCGTTAGTGATGGCAAGGATAGAATGCGTGAAATTGAAAACGCCACAAAAGAATATAATACTCTCAAAAGAAGACTCTCTAAATTAAATACAGAAATTAGCAGAAGAAGAAGAGAAGAAAGAAGAGCCTTAAGACCATTGAAAGAAGAGGCAAAAAAAGTAAAGGATGAATTCATGAACAAGAGAAATGTAGTCATACAGGAATTTCTCAAGTATGTAGACGGTTTTGGAGTAGATGATTACAAGCCACTGAATAAGATAACTGATTTAGGAACAACTACTGCTACTGGTAGAGTCTTTAGAAAGGTGTATGAAAGGGCTGCTAAGAACTCAGGAATATATGGTCATAGCAAAATAATAGACCATACAAACTACAAGGATTTTGATGTTGATAAAAAAGTGAATGATTTTAGAGATGCTCTTGAGGAAGCAAAGGAGTTTTACAAGGATGAAATCAGACAGTTACTTATGTCTAGAATAAGGAATAGGTGAGGTAAATGAATTGGTTTGACGCTCTAAAGAGAGAAAAGCATCCTGCTTTGAAGAGAGTAGGTGTGAGTGGTTTCAGCAAACCAAAGAGGACACCTAAGCATCCTACTAAATCACATGTAGTGGTTGTTAGAGATGGTAAGAAAGTTAAAACAATTAGATTTGGGCAACAAGGTGCTGATACAGTAACTGAGAAAAACCCAAAGGGAAAGAGAAAAAAGAAAAGGGCTTCGTTCAAGGCTCGTCATGCTAAGAACATCAAGCGTGGGAAGACCTCTGCTGCATATTGGGCAGATAAAGTAAAGTGGTGAAATAGATGAATTGGAGAGACACATTGAGAAAAAAATTGATTGGTGGACAGAAAAAACTTGACAAGGACAAAGATGGAGACATTGATGCAGAAGATTTCAAACAATTAAGGGAGGAAAAGAAATGACAGAAGAAAAGAAAGGAGTAAGAGAGTTGGAGAAAGAATTGGCGAATGCAAGAGCAGAGCAGTATGCTCATCATAGTAGGAGTGCTACTAAGAACAGGGATTACTCAGTCGGTGGAGTAGACAAGCAAACCACCGTTGAGAAGAAATCACCTGATAGTTCAGATATTCCTGATGCTATCCTACTTCCGAAGAGAAAGAAGCCTAGAACACCAAACAATCCTTGGGGATGATTTAGATGGATGGGTCATTCATGGACATACTTCGCAAGAAGAAGGAGTCTAGGTTTACCCGTAACAATCTAAGTGATGGAAAGAAGAAACTACTGGATTCGACACCATCCTTTGATGTTGAGTTTCCTGAGTATTCCTTTCCTGATAGCAAGGAAGAGATACCTGAAGTTATCAGAATAATGAAGGAGAAGAAGATTCCTGATAGTGAGATGGAAGACTTGGACAAGAACAACAATGATTTGATGTTAGAGGTCGTAGGACAGAAAAGAAATGACTGGATTGAGTTAATCAAGGACATAGACATATACACAATACGCCTCAAAATGAAATATGCTAGACCTAGACCATTTGAGATAAGTGAGGAAATAGAATCGTCAACAGACACTGATGATAGTCCTGCATTTCCTAGTGGTCATGCGATAGAGGCTCATGCATTAGCACGAATATTCGGAGAGAAGTATCCGAACAAGAGAAAAGAGTTGAAAGATTTAGCAGATAGAATATCACTATCTAGAATACAACTGGGTAGTCATTATCCAAGCGATATAGAAGTCGGTGAGAAAGTTGGTAAAATAATCGCTGATGCTTATCTCGACAGTGATGTTAAGAAGTCGTACATGCTACACAAACTAGACTTGGACAAGGAGAAGGTTGAGGAAAGGGTAAAACCTCTAATCGACCTGTTGAATACTTATGCTACTGAAGAAGACAAGGATATAGAGAATCCAATAATTGACGCTAAGTTAGAGGACTTTCTAGATATCTACGAGAGTAACATAAATGATGTCACTGTGCTAGTCAGAAGCCTTAGAGGTGCATCAGGTAAAGTCAAGCCCGAAAGAATGGAACAAAAGTATGGAGGCAGACTATTTCCTGCATTTGTTGAAGTATCTATGACTAGAAATAAGGAGGGCGAAATGGTAGCCGAGATAAACCCAAGAACCAAACAGCCAGTTTATAGAATCAGGCAATACAAGGGACAGGATGCCGATAAGTTATACTTGGACATAATCAAAAAGATACCCGGTCTATCTGCTTCAGGCGGAACCATGACTAGACAGAAATATCAGAGTGTATACAATTTAATGCGGGAGATAAGGGACAATGCTTTGGACTTGAAGGAAATCGATAAAGCACTATCAGATAATTTGAGAAACAAAAAATTTGATTATGACGATTTCTCTAAAGTAAAGGAGCAAATGATAAAAACTTTCTATGAAGTATCTGTTGATTTATCTAACTTCAAGGATGAAGAAGATGACTTGATGGAAGCAGATAGTGCTGATGCATTCTATGGTGATAATGCTTCATACGCATATACATCCTTTTCAGGAGATGTGAACACGGCACTTAGGTTCATAGATAAAGCGTATACCTATGTCAGAAACGTCTTGTCTAAAGCACAATCAAGTATGGAAGAAATTGATTCTGAAGGCATCAATATAGACCCTTCTCTACCATACCTAAGTATGAAACAAGGAACTGACGAAGAAATAAGAGACTTGAAACAAACTCTAACAAAAATGGACAGACTTACGAATGACTTTGATGGTCATGTCTATTCTCTTCCTGATGGCTCTAAGATGAAAGTCAGTATCAGAGGTAAAGGAAAAAATATAGAGTATTCTAGTCAACAATGAAAATAACATTAAACTGAGGTATGGTAGGAGAGGACATGATGGCGTGGCAGGAGATACTGAAAGCGTCTGACTTTCTAGAGAAACTAGAACCCAAACAGAAGAAGAAAATCAAGAAACTTCTGCAAATAACACAACCCACAAAGAACATGGGAGATGAGATGACTAAATTAGAAGATGTCATTGCAGAATTAGAGGAACTTGATTTAGTTAAGACAGATAAGATACTCACAAAGAAAATGAAGTCATTTCGTGAAAAGAATCTAGACTTACTCGCAAGTGCTGCGGAACTACGCAAGGACTATCAAACGCTTTATGACCAAATCAAAAGCGTGGCATACCCGAAGGGGGCGAAGAAGTGAAACTCAGAGTCGTTCAAGAAATTGAATGGCACAGAGGGATGAGGCTTCCAATGTTAGGTGATGAAGAATGACTTGGTTTGAAACGCTAAAGGGAAGTTGTGGCACAGAGAAGTCAGATGAAATGGCAAGAGTTACTACAACAGCATCCACTGGACAGGATGAAGAAGCGGCTAAGAGGACTGAGGATAAAGAGGCAAAACTACTGGCTATGATACGGGAGCGAAACAAGGCTGCTAGAGAGAAGGCAAACGAACCTGTTGAGAAACTTGTAGAATGGGTGCATGGGTGATTAAGATGAGTTGGGAAGATATACTAAAAGCACCGCCAATAAGGAATCCTAGAGAGGCAGAGTTCAAGGATAACACTAATGATAATTTATCAAGGTCTGAGTACGTTGAATTATTCCAAGAGAGGGTAGACCCAATCATACAGAGAGAAGGAAAGAAAAAATCAACATATGCAAGTATTGAACTTTCTGACCTACTAATGTCACCAAGAAGAGCGGTAGATGTAGCAGAGGACTTGTATGCAGATATGGGATACAACCTGATATTTACGACTGATGGAAAATTGATATTCAAATTAGAAGGAGAGGGAAGAGTATGAGCAAGAAAGAAGAAGAAAATGAGATGTTGTTATTGATGAAAGAACTAGTAGACAAGGTTAACGCCTTAGAGAAAGCAGTTTACCATAAGGATAACCTATTGATGAAATCAGGATTTGTGGTTCGTGAGTCGCCAAGACCCTCTATGGGTAGTGTTGAAGTTCCTGATGGTGGTAATATGTCTTGGGATGAAATTCGTAAGATGACGGAGAAAATGGAGGGAAGGTAATGCCGGAAAAAGTGACTAGGGAAGAGAAGATTGTGGAGTTGGCTATTGAGAAAGCCAAAGAAGTGATACAGGAGCAAGCACATCTAGGTCAGATTGGTTTAGATGAGGATGTTATGGGTGAAGAAGTGAAGGTAAAGAAGCCACAGAAGAACCCGCCTGAAGAGAAACTACCTAAGACTAGTAATATTGAGGGTAATGCAGATTTGGTAAACGAAGGATAGAGAGAAGGTTTTGATGTATAATGAAATCTTCGGGCGTATCTTTTGAGAAGGAAACTGAGGCTCTTACGAAAAGAGTGTTAGACTTTTTTGAAAGAGTAAGATACGCTTATCTTTCTGCTAAGGAAAACCCAAAGGAATATGGAAAGAAGTGGAAAAACACAGTGAAGAGCATCAGGGAGAACTTTGACGGTCTTGGAAAATTTTCTGAACTTCTAAAAGATAAGATAAATGAAAAGGAACTCTTCGATGAAAAAGCAACGGATGCTGAGTCTAACGTTGCAAGAAAAGTATACGAAGATGTAAAGAGAATGAGGTTTGAAACCTCAGAAATAAGTGACCCATTCTCAAAACAATTAGGCAATAAGGTACTAGAAACCCTGATGGATGACGAAGCGGTATTTGCTGCATTCATACACTATGCTCTCAGAAGCCATGCCAATACATTGCCAAAGAAAGCATGGGAAGAAGCCAACCTAAAACCTGACGAGATAACTCAAAACTCAATTGGGTTGGATATCGAAGTTAAGGACATTCCACTGTATATCATCGAACATTATGGTGATGATAAAGATACTAAGAGAGTCGAAGGAAAGTTCAACAAGGCTCTTGCTTTACTTAAGGAGGTCTATCAGAGCCAATACTCGGAAGAGAGATGGAATAATCTGAAAGACTTGGATATCGCCAAATCTGATGAGGAGAAGGCTGACGTAGATTTTCTAATACCTAACAAGCCAATGTATAGAATCTTTGAACTCGATGACATGAAGGAGATACTAGGTCTCAGTGGGGAGTATGTGGTTCAAGAGAAGTACGATGGGATGAGAGTTCAGATTCACAAGTTCAACAACAAAGTCAAAATTTTCTCATACAATGAAAAGGATATCACAGATAAATGTCCTGAGCAAGTTGAAAAAATGGAAAACAAGGCATTTGGAGATTGCATACTAGATGGAGAACTGATGCTGTTCAAGGATGATGAGGCTTTACACAGAGCAGATACAATCACACATGTCTTCAAGAAGAAACTAGATGGTGGAAAACTAAGACTACATGTTTTTGATATAATGAGGCATGAGGGAAGAGATTTAGTCGATGAGCCTCTTCGTGAGAGAATAAACATCCTACTGTACCAGTTTTCACAACACTCCTCAGAGGAACTAGCATTCCCATCTAAGAAAGATACTAGAATAGCAGATTCAATGAAAGAAGTTGGGGAATATGCTGAGAAGATAATGGAAATGCCAACAGCAGAAGGGGTAGTGATAAAGGACATAGAATCCACATACTACATAGGAAAAAGAAAGAATCCTAAGTGGATTAAATGGAAGAAGTTTGTTGATTTAGATGTCATTGTCTTAGACATGAAGAAAACTGCTAGTGGCATGTTTTCCTATACAATGGGTGCAGGGCCATTGTCTGCGGAAGAAAAGAGAGACATGAAATCTGTTGAGTACGAAGGTAAGGATTACGCTCCGGTTGGTAAAGCGTTGAATACCAAGATAGAGGTCAGTGTTGGTAGCATAATACGAGTTAAGGTAGATGAGGTGAATAAGAAGAAAGAGGGATTCAGTCTTTATTCAGCAAAACTCATTGAACTTCCTGAAGTAGATGAGCCGGACAAAATCAAGACTTTAGAGCAGTTGTCATCCAAGACTAAGAAATCACTCTCAGGATTAGTAGAACCCATTGCTACACCTAAGAGTTTAATCAACCCACTAGCAGTGGTAGCAGAGTTACAGGCAAAGGATTCCAAGAAAGTGAGTAAGTACATAGTCACAGATTATGTTCATGGAGAAGCAGAAATAATATTCAAGGGCGATGTTGATGGCTTCACCATCTATGGTTTGAAGGGAGACAAACTGATGGAGAAGAATGCGATGGTCAATATGGATGAAATGAGAGACCAGTTATCGAAGTTCATCAAATCTAGAAAATCAAAGTTGAGAGTCACTATAAGGGAGATGATAGAGGAAAATGATTCTCCAATGTCCTTTGATGATATCGAGGAGAAACTAAGAGCAGAGGAGTCTGACTCATATGATGAGATATTCAGCCTACAACCTAGAGAACTAATGAACTGGATGAAAAGACAGGATAGTTTCATCGAACTACCAAACAGCAAGTTCGATAACTCGCCGGAGGTTATACAGAAAGACAAAGAGGATTCTGAAATGGCTGGTAAGTTTGAAGTCAGACAGAGAGATGATGGGAACATAGACTTCATCATAGAAACTGAGAAAGATAGAATGGCTTGGTTAATTGACATAGATGAACCAACAGATATCTACGAACTGTTTGGAAAGTCAGGAAAGTATCCGGCTATGGTTTCTGAGAAAATAGATAGCACTAAGGTTCTAGATAGTGGTGAACTAATATTTGGTGTTCAGAAACATGGATATCATGAATATAGAATGGAAGGAGACAAGTTCCAATCTAGAATACACTTTAGAGTAGTTCCGTTGAATGAAAAGAAGTCTTGGATAGTATTCACAGGTAAACAACAGAAGATGTTAGATGATGACTCAAATGAGGGAATAATCAACATTAGCGATGATAAATACAGTAATTTGGAACTTCCTGAAGCCTCTTCGCCTGAAGATGAGTAAATCGTGTAGTTCATATAGTAAAAGATAATTCCTTTTGTAGTGTTTGCACCGCAGGAGGTTTTGATTAGACAGGAATCTAGTGATGGATTTACCATACTAAAGTCAGAAGAATTGACAATCGGTGGTTATGCATCAATAGAAGTAGTAGACAAGCAGAATGACTTGATTACTCTTGAAGCACTGGAAAAAGCAGTAGCAGAATTCATGGAAAGAAAGTCTTATCGAAATGTAATGTCAAACCATTCAAATGTTCAGGTCGGGGAGGTAATAGAGCAATATCGAGATACTAACGGGGTATTACACAAGACAGGTGTTGACAACGTTGGGTTCTATGTAGTTATCAAAATGAGAGATGACATAGAAAAGGCTAAGGAAATAGCAAGAGGTATTAGAAAAGGAACATTACGCTCATTCAGTATTGGTGGACAAGCAATATCAAAGAAACAAAGAAAATCGGAGGAATACGGGGAGTACAACGAGATTGACAACTTGGAGTTGCATGAAGTTACCATATGTGAAAAAGGAATAAACCCCGAAGCAAAATTCGACATATTAAAACACGAAAATGGAGGTGATAATTTGTCAGAAAAACTAGAAAGCGCACTAGAGGAGTTGAATGGTCTGCTAAAGCAGGTTCAGGAAGCAACTGGTGCAAAAACAGAAAATGTTGTAAAGGAAGAAATGGAAATGATGGAAGAAGAAAAGATGGATGACGAGGAAGACAAAATGATGTCTGAGGACAAAATGATGGCTGACGAGAAGATGGATGACGATGACGAGAGCAAGATGTCTTACAAAGGAGATGATGAGATGAAAGCACTTGACGAGGATTCCACTAGGGACTACGGTGCTGGCGAAGAAGTCGTCAGTGGCGGAAGACCTCTCGCTGCGCCAAGACAACTAGGCCCAATAAGCAAGGGTCTTGACTCAGCAGACTTCACTACTCTCGACTTGTCACCTGAGAACGTTGAGAAAGCATACGAGCAGTATCGTGCTGAACAACTTGAGAAGTTGGCATACGACAACCTCTCAAAGCAGTTTGAGGCTAGGCTCGCTGAAGAGATGGAAATGAAGAAGTCTCTAGCAGAGAAAGCAGAGTATGATGCACACTCAGAAGTGTCTGCTCTCAAAGAAGAGTTTGCAGAACTACGCAAGGCTCTAACCGCAGAGAAAGATGAAATTCGCAAGGCTACTGAGGTAGCAATGGAACTACCTGAAGGTTTCCCAACCACTGCTGAAGCAGTTGCTGAGATGTCTTGGGGAGATATCCATAATCTTGCAAGGAGAGTGAACTGAATGAGTGGATACATTAACACATTGAAAGACTTAGAAGCAGCCACCTACGGCTATGCTGGCGCACAGGGCAATGCTCTGCTAAAGGCTGCTGGCGTTGTTGGTGGTTTCGGAACGCCCCACGATGCAGCAAGCAACCCGTTTTCTGCTGCTAGTGGATTGGGAGACCTATACAATGTTCTTTACGGACAGAAAGTATGGTCTATGCTAAACCAAGAGGTTAACGCTCTTGCTATGCTATCCAAGAGACCATACACATCTAGTGGTTGGAGAGTTCTAAAGAGCCGACCTCAAGGTGGTTCAGCATCTGCATTCGCAGTAGGAACTGGCGCAACTGGTTCTGCTTCACCAAGAGCAGACAGCATAGGTGGCGTTGGTGAGAACGCATCTCTAGGAACTGGAAACGATATTCCAGCAATCGCTCCTGAGTATGAGAAACTATACATCAGCCCAAAGACTGTTGCTCACTTGTTTGAGTTCTCAGAACTTGGTATGGAACTTGCTTCCATTGATGATGGTGTCGGTGACATCAGAGCAATTATCCGTGAGGACATGGGTAAGCACCACGCAGAGACACAGAGCAAGATGCTACTAATGCCTCTTGAGAGGTACGATGATGGAACATCAACAAACATTGAGAGAAACTACACTTCTCTACTAAAGATTGTTGCATCTGCTGGTGAGATTGCTGCTATGTATAACGCAAACCTATTGGACACTGGTGCTAACAACGGAGACAACTCCGCAGTAGTCGCTGATGTTGTAAGACTATTCGGTACTTCCCGAACTGTCTCAATATCCAGCAACGCTGCAACTGGAACTGCTTCCTTCTTGGATGCAGAGGTTGACTTCGGTGACGGATACGCTGCTGGTGATGCTAGGGTTCTAACACTAACTCTGCTCAATGACATGATTCGCAGAATCAGGCAGAACGGCGGAAACCCAAAGGTTATCCTAACAGGATACGATACTATCCAGCACATTGCTGACTTACTACAAAGTCAGGAGAGGTTCATGGACAGGAAGGAGATTGTTCCAACCCACAACGGAGTTCGTGGAGTTAAGGGACAAGAGGCTGGATTCAGAGTTGCAACATACTATGACATCCCAATAATCCCAAGCAAGGACATGCCCTCGACTGGTGCAAACACGACCAACACTCTGAGCGACATACTGATACTAGACACAGACCATCTGTGGCTATCAGTGATGAAGCCTACCCAATACTTTGAGGATGGTATCACTAGCGGAAACCCATTCGGTGTTGGTAAACTCGGAAACCAAGGAATGTACCGAACAATGGGTGAAACCGGATGTTCGTTCTTCAAGGGTCAAGGAAAGATAACCAACCTAAAGAGTGCGTGAGGTGATTAAGAATGGCATTAGCATACACAGTTACTTTGCTTGCTGACCATAAGGGCGTAACTGCCCCAAAGGTCTCAGGTGACGAGTATGTAGTCGATGCTTTGATAGATGTAACGTCAATAGTCGCAGCAGGGTCAGTAATACCTGCTTCGGCTCTTGGCCTATCATCTATTCATAGTGTATCAATCACAGGTAGCGATAACGCCAACGCAGTGTTGCCATCAGTAGAGATTAGTGCCGCAGGTGCTTATGAGAGTGGAACATCCTTTGCTCTCATGTTCACTGCATTAGACGGAACTAATGCTACGTTGTCTAACGATGCTAACGGCGGTTCTGTTAGAGTCCGTGTATACGGTAATCTCTGATATCACAATGATTAAGTGATAACGTAAAGTAGTAGCCTCTGCCCGTAATAGGGCAGGGGTTACTACCAACAAAAAATAAGGTGATTAAAATGGCGAATGTTAAACTAAAACAACACAGAGTAAGTGGGCCGCTTCTTTTGAGAAGAGCAGGTGCGACCTACGCTCTAACAGCACAAGAGGAAACAAAAGTTCCGCTAGGAATAGCAGTGGGAATGCTAGGTGATAGTGGATTGATTGTTGAGTTTACGGCTAGTGATGAGGCAGAGTTACTAACTGCCAACGAATACACACTAGATTTACTCAGAAAGGAGTTTGGCTTAGAAGGGGATGTAAAGGCTATACAGGCTAGTATGTTCCCTAAGAAAAAATCACTGGCTGCTAAAGCAGTAGAGGCTGTCACACCAACACCAAAGCAAGAGGTAGTGGTTGAAGAGCCAACAGTCGAAGAATCTGAGGAGGAGACTATCGACTATTCAAAATACACAGTAAAGCAACTGAAAGAAATGCTTGAGGAAAAGGGACTATCAACTGAGGGAAAAAAAGCCGATTTGGTAGAGAGGATGACGGGGGCTGAGTAATGGCTTCCCCAACCTGTAATAGCAGTGGAGTCCTATCATCTTCAACAGTGGTAGCAAAACATCACTGCAAGATAATGAGCGTTCATGCAACATCAACTGCAAACGCACTATTTACTGTCAAGATTTGGGACAGTGACAACTCAACAACTAGCGGGAAGAAGGAGGTAGCAAGACTGCAACTACATGCAGGTGGAACTGCTCAGACCATTGAGCAAGACCTACATGGTGTTCTAGTCGCTAATGGCATCTATGCACAGATAGCGACAGGAACTGGAACTGTTTCAGTTAACTTTGCTTGAGGTGTTCAGATGCCAAGCATAGATACAGATACCCGACTAATTATGACTGTTCTTTTTGTTGGAGCAGTCAGTGGAATCAACGTTTATTTCTTCTCACAATATGGTACAACCTTCGTTAATGCATACGGCCCTTATCCAGTAGCGATAATATTCGGAGTGTTGACAGTAGGTGGAATAATGATATTGAAAGCATTGTTCGATTTAATACTAAATGATTACATAGAGGACTTCCTACTTCAAAGGCAAATCAACTCCTACTGGAATAGAAAGGCAAGGGATGAGGATAACAGAAAGAGAGTTAGAGAATCAATGAGAAACTTTCAGCAACAGTTTGGCATCCCTCTAGGTGGCTCTACGGTATATGGTGACAGTGTGATGCCCAACCTACCTCAGAACTCAGAACCAACAACAGTCAGTCCTACATTCCTGACAGGGTTCAATGAGTGATTACAATGGTTAGTGAAATCCTATTCGGGATGGATGAATCCACTCTC